GCTGACGTACAGCACCTACCAACATTGCTTTACCTTGGTATGCTTGTTTAACTTCTGCGTCAAATAGGGTTACAAATGAATTTGATAATGCAATACTCATTTTGTGTCTCCTAATAACGAATTAATAAAAAAGTTTTTGTGCTGTGGTGTGCCGTGGGAACGGGCCATTGCTTGCTACTTACGTTAGCCAATCGACAAGAATACTTGTATTACGGGTCACTATGTGATATGCCGTACTCGCTTTATACCATAGACGATAAAAAAAAACAATAGTCTTTGCCTGTTTAATTAAAAATATTTATTATTGCAGGCAAAAAAAGACCCCAGTTAAGGGGTCTAAGTCCTGCTTCGGAGATACTAACCGTAAACTTGTTGGTACATTCCTTCGACTTTTTTGCGATACGCAGGGTCTGTTTGATAACGAGGGTCGCCAACCATTGATAATAATTCTTCTTTAGATGGCATACCTTCTACTGGTACTGATGTAGTTGGGATTCTACCTTCGTATGCTTCACGCAATTTCATCAAAGCCTTAATGCCATTAGCAGTGCCGCCCATAACTTTAAATTCTTCAAAGTCATCTTTACCCCAAATACCTTTTTGCACTAAGCCAGCAGCCCATTGAGTAACGCCCTTGATAGTTGCGTCAGCATTAGGGCCAAGTGCTTTCTTTTCAGCCTCAGCATTAAACTTAACTTGCTGTTGTTGTTGACCACTCATTTCAATAATAGGGCCAACTAAAGCATCAAGAGCTGCTTGACTTACGCCAAACTCTCTAGCCCATGTTGATACGTGTCCTTTTACTGGGTCGTCATCTGGCGTTTCACCAAATGCTGCAAAATCATAATTGCCGTCCTCTGGTGCCTTATGTTTGCCTTGGCTAATCATCTTGCGTAAATCTGTCCAAGACTTTGCCATGCCTTCTAAATCAGGCTCTGATTCATCTTTTTTCCAGAAGTTTTCAGGCCACCAATCTGGTCGCTCTAAAGGAGAATCATCATCTTCTGTTGGCGCTAAATGACTAATTTCCGATTGTTGTGATGATGGCTCATCATTGTTTTGGTCGATTGAAACATTATCCAATAGGCCTTCGGCAGACTGTTCCTCGCCTTGGGGTTGGTTGTTATCATCTATCATTTAATTTCCTTTGCATATTTAATCCGTGCTTCTAAATCACGAACCACACTACACTGACCTTCTCTATAAAAAGCGTAGCTAGGGTCTGCCCCTGGCACGGCAACAGGATGCTCTATCATAGCTTGACGTAGCCAAGCCATTAATTTTTTCCCGTCCTCATTAGTACCTAATACGCGTAAACATAGCTTAGCTAAATCATCTCTAGCTTGTGACGCATCACGAATATCAGACTTAATAGCGTTAAGACTTTCCCAGCCTTCTTCTACTGCCATCTATTATGCTCCTTCTTGAGCCGCTTGTTGCACAAGTTCATTAGCCATCTCTGGATTTTGCTGTGCCATCATCTGTGCGGCTTCTGCTGCTTGTTGTTTTAACATATCACGTTCCATTGGACTGTTACGAACAGACTGTGGAATAGCTAGTTTATCAGCAATCAAGTCAAGGATGCTTTCAGTTTTAAGAATAAATTGACCTTCTGGCCCCATGCCTTGAGCAATCTGAGTGAACTGCATAATGTTTTGCACTTCATCCATGTTCTGTGACATAGCCAATGGAGATACTGGAGTTACTTTAATCTCAAGACCATTAACACGCAATGGCAATTCAATCAAACCACGTTCATCCATTACTTGCAGAATCTTACTTACAAGAGGAATCATAGTCTCATTAATTAAACGACCAAACGCAGAGCCTAAGTTTTGTGATAACTGCTTCATACGTTCAATAACTTCTGTTGCAGAACGTGCTGACATGTTATCTGGCGGCAATGATTCATCAAGTAAGATAGACTTAATGTTCATACGCAAGTCATTCATAATAATTTGTGACACGTTAAAGTCCCCTGCGCGTGGCAGTGGTTTCAATGATTCGCCTTGTGGGCCACCATTACGTGCCACAGGGATAATCGCACCTGGAGCAATCTGTACAGTATTAGGGTTAAGCACACCGTCATCTGCTGCTGTATATACGCCAGCAATAGATAGTGATGCGTTTTTAAGTACCAACTCTAGCACTTTGTTTAATGTCTTAATGTCTGGTAATGCTGTAATTAATGGGCCACGACCATAGATTTCACCAGCTACCTTCATGTATCGAGATACAATCCACGGGCTAGTTTTCATGCGACGATATACAAGTTCTGTTTTGCTTTCTTTGTGGATAACATGGTAGCAATAGTCACCACGCTTCACATCAAATACAGTCGCTTCAATTAACTCTACATCTTCTGTTGGCTTGTTATCAATCTTGCGTTGTAAGTCAGCAGGAATCTTTGCGTCAGTCCATTGACGTTGGATTGATTCGCCTTTAATACGCATACGACGATAGACGTTATCTACCTGTCCATTAGCACCTTCTTCAAATGACACAAGGAATTGTGGCACAGGAATAAAGTTAATAGGATTAATGTCGTCACCTGGCTGCACCATCATTACAGCAGTGCCTACGCACAAGTCTAGCAAGAACTCACCAATAGCAATATCAAAGTTAGATTGCTTAATAGTAGAGAACATGCGCTCATTATAGACTTCCAATGCAGCCAATGCTTCTGCTTTACGGTCATCAGGAATATCTGGGCCTGGCTCTAACTTACACCATTTAGTTTGCGGTGGGAAAATACCAGACTGCATACGGTTAGCAAATCGTTGTGTAGAGTTGATAGCAGTCGCATCAAAGATACGATTCATCTTTTTGCTACCACCTACTTTGCCGTCATAGTGACCGTCATACAAGTTACGTTGTGGCAATGCAAACTCGTAGGCTTCATCATATAAGCTACGGAACTCCTCTTTTTTGGTCAGAGCAATTTCGTGACGCTTAATAATATCTTCTGGTTTTAATCTTAATTCAGCCATTGCGGTGTCTCCAAATCTTTTAATAATTGTCTTGATTGCATTCTAGGTGGCACTGCCTTATTTCTGCTCTCTAATGCTTGTGGAACTTCATCATCCATAATTGTATGAATTTCTTGTGAGCGTTTATTTAACTCTTTGCTTGATGAATAAACAGGCCATTTTCCTGCTTGTATTTCATCTTTCCAAATCTCATACAATTGGCCTTCTGTCCATTTAGTTGTGCCTTTAACATAGCCAGGAACAGATACAAACTTACCTTTCATTGGGCCTTCTGGAACAAGGATGCCTGTAGAGTACACAGTAATTGGCCTACCTTCTGAATCAGAACCAACTTTGCCAGACTTAATAGTATCTCTATGATACTTAACAATATTCATTTCTGCTGGGGTTAATTTCATTTCAGCCATAATTAATCTTTCTTGTGTTTATTTGCAAAGTTACGAGCTGCCTCTTTACTGCCAAAGCCCCATGCTTTAAGTGCTAGTTTCAATCTAGTAGGCTTTCCGTTCTCATCTACTAACGGGCCTTTCATACCACCAAACCTTGCAGCAAATGATACGCGTCTAGGGTTTGTACCTTCTTTAACTGGCGCTTTAAGGTTAGAGCCTTCTGTTCGTTTAAAGTATTTACGACCAGCTTCTGTTAAACCGCCCTCTGGATTTTTGTGTTCTTTTCTCATTATTCATACCATTCAATTAAAAGTTCAGCAATGTGCGCTTGAGAATTAGTATTTGTTAGTCTAAATAAGTATGTAGTCAATGGAGCCAATACATATTCGTATGTATATCCACCACCGCCTGCACCAGTGCCACCTTGTCCACTTGTAATAATCTCGCCAAATATTTCTGTGCCTAGACTTGTTACAGTAGGTGCATACACAGCAACACCAGTACTTGTTGTATTTAAACTACGATTACGCCTGTGGATTGTTTGTGCAGTGCCACCACTTGTTGTAGGATTTTCGTACACATAAAACCTAGAATCACCGCCACATTGATAGTTAAATACAGCATGTGGTAAAGTTCCAGCAGGAAACGCTAATGCAATATCAAGATTTCCGTTTACAGCAAGACTTGAAGTAATGTGATATGTGTAATATGCGCGACCTTCATGTAGACGCAAATGGTTTACATCTAACATAGGAGCTGGCCTATCAGAGCCAACTACTTGTTGCAGTCCATTTTGGTCTGTATATGTAGGCGATACAAACCTAGACTTGGTGGTTATGGATTCGCGTTCTACTTGAATAGCCATTAATCATCCATTTCTTCGTCGTCAGGCATTTCTTCAATTAAAGATTTTTTCTTTTCTTTGCTTTGTTTAGCAAGCATCTTCATTACATAAGATGTAAGTTTTTTATCTTTTTTTAAATCTTCTGAATCTAACTCGACTGAAACTTCTACTTTCATTTTTTTGCTCCAGTTGATTTTTTCTTACTCATTCCTGCCTCAGACATGGCAATAGCAATAGCTTGGTCTTTATCTTTAACTACAGGGCCGCCTTTTCCAGAATGCAATTTTCCAGCTTTGTACTCACGCATAACTTTAGCAACTTTCTTTTTCATCTTGTCCATTATATTTTTACCCTTGTGCCTAACATTGATGTTGAACCTAACCCAGAACCTGAACCACCAAGTGCAAGATTTCCAGCGCCAAGACTAGGGCCAATAGCTGGGGCAGACAAATCTGGAGATGATGCAGCAGATAACAAACCACCACCAGCACGTCTAGCTCTCATACGTGATGATGACTTTTCTGCACCTTCTCTTGTCCTTGTTGTAACTTCTTGTTTAATAGCTGCAACTTTTTTAGCTTCTTCTGCTTGTAATGCAGCAACTCTTGCTGATTCTTGTCTAACTTTTTCTTGCTCGGCTGCAATTTGTTGCATAGAAAATCTATTTTCTAAGTCTTGAGCAATAGCTAAAGTATAATCTGCTTGATAGTCAATTGCAGATTCTGATGGGAACCATGGCCCTTTGTAACCAGCCCTACCAAAAGTCTTTTTGTAACCCCTAATTGTTGCTGCCTCAGCTCTTTTTTGCTGGGCAATAACATCTAGTTTAGCGTTTTCTTGTGCAGCTAATTTATCAGCATCTCTAGTTACATTTGCAAGTGCTTGTGAAGATAAAGCCATAAGTTACTCCTTATTAAGCGCCAAGAGATTCTTCATCCAAGCCCATTTCAGGATTTAATCGCGCCTCAGATAGCAACAAACGTTGACCACCACGCGTACGTGATTGTCTTTTAGAAGCCAATTGCTCTTGTAATAGACGTTGTTCTTCTTCTGTTTGCAAGCGCATACGTTCTTGCTCTGCCGTTTGCAATGCAAATTGCTCTTTAGCTAAGTTACTTTGCTCTGTTTGCAAGCCAAGTTGTTGTTTTTGCAATGCCATTTGCTGTTCTGCTTGTTGCTTAGCAAATTTCAATTGTTTTTCTTGTTGACCACCGCCCAAAAGTTTCATTTAAGGTCTCCTAACCATTAAGTCATAATCTTGTTTATCCATACTATAGGACTTAAGTGTAGCCTCAGATATAAACCCGATAGCTTTAGCCCAAGAAATAGCACGATTATCTGACGTTTTAACAGTTATTTGCAATCTATGCAAGCCCATCGCTATCTCACATATATCTGCAAATGCAATTCCTATCTTAGTTGTAGCAATTGGGTATTGTCTAGCAGTTTCTCCGATGACAGACCACATCTCTCCAACGCCTTCCCACAGTGGCGCACAGCCAAAAGAAGCTACAGGCTCATCATATAGCCATGCCGTAAACGCAAAGCCATACTCAGCCTGTGATTCTAGTAGTTGCTTGATGCCAACCAATCGTTGAGCAGAGTAACCTTCAAATTCTCCGCTTACAATGTTCATGGCATCGCTTACTGTGAAGTTAGTAAATGTAACACCTTTGATTTTAGGCATTACATTGTTGATTGTTTTAATGTCCAAATACATCGAAGTCCGTATTAATTACTGTTTGTGCAATGAAAGTCTTAGAACTAGCCAATGGATTACGTGTCATACGCTTATGTTCACCACCGCCTAGCATTAAATATCCAAATGCGTCACCAACGTGTGAGTGTTCGTTCTTATTTGGTGCATCACGGAAGCGTTCTTGCCCTGCCCCTACTGATACACGCTTGAAATGGTACCCACCAGCTAGTGATTTGCGTAGCATTTTGCAACTTCTGTCTACAATTAGTCCAGGTTTACCATCAATAAGACGTTGCATAGGAGCAGCAGCCCCTTCACGACGGACTTTAAAGTCGTTCGAATGGGTTGGTTGGGCGCGTAGGCCAAGAGTTCTGAGATAATCAAACGCAGTGACTTCATAGATTGCATCCCTTTGCATACCAGCAGGGTCTCCCCACATCATAATCTGCGCTCTTGGGTAACGAGCATTGATTTCTGCTAGTAATTGTTGACCAAAACGCTCTAAGCCCATGTCCTCAGTAACGATTTCATGCAAGACTACCCATCTGCCATTAGATAAACGTTGGCCTACCACTGCTGCTGGCGTTAAACCAAAGTCCAAACCAATCTGTATTGGCTGTGAATCGTCGTATTCTACGTCACCACACATCAAATTGTCGTCATACTCAGGCCATACAGGACGACCTTCTTGCACATAGGTGTACTTACCCTCTGCGTAACAACGAATCCAGTCTAAATTCTTACCACCAAGCATCTGTGGATAGTAACCAGCAGGCAAGTTGTTTAAGTTCTCAGCCTTTGGGTTAATCTTCCACCAACGACCTGACGCAAATATGTGGTCATTAGCCTCTGGATTGTCAGGCAAGTCTTTAGGGTCTACCTCAATCACACCGCCTGGTTGATTAAAGAACTTCCACGCATACGCCCCTGTTACTTTTTCCCTCTCAGCCACACGATGCCACCAATGGTCATCATCCATAGGGTTCGTATCCATAAATACACCATGCCAAGTGGCACCACCATCGCGCTTAGTAGGGTAACGACCGACACGGTGAGTAAGACCATCAATAACTGCCTTAGGAAGTTCCCTTGCTTCATTGACCCATGCTCCTGTTAATTCAAGTGATAGTAACTTACGAACGTCTTTAGGTTGGTCAAGCGCTAAGAATATGACTTCACAGTCCACACCAGCAGCATCTCCCTTTGCAGGAAGGCGTATATGGTGCGTAATTGGTGGTGTCCATAGCATAGGCCCAAACGTAGATTCTGGAAATAAGTCAAGCCATGTCTTGATTGTTGTAGTCTTTAGCATTGGATAGCTGTTACGCACCACTGCAAAGCGTGAATAACGTATATTGTCAATAGGCGAAGGCTTCTGCTGGAGTGCCTTAATGAATATCTTTGCACAGCAAGCATAGGACTTACCACTACCTACAGGCCCCATAAGCCCTTGCACAAATGAATCGTCTTGCAGGAATTTATATACCTCTGGGGACTTAGAGAAATTCAGGTTTAGTCCATCAAAGGACACCTGTTTTCCAGACTGCTCTTTAGTTTTCGCCATCTACAACCTCTGCATCTATAGGGTCTGGAGCTACAATGTTTACGCCAATGACTGATGGCTTGTCTGATTCTTGCTGTTGGTCAAGTAAGCCAGACGCTTTCGCCAATAACCGCAAAACACCAATCTTATCGAATAACTCAATGTCAATCGTTGTGGTTGCCCCACCGTCTTTGTCATACCTAGTGTTCGATTTGATGCTCTTAATCGCCTGTAACGCATGCTCTGGAATATCTTTCGATGCCTTGACTTTAATCGTGCCATTTTCATCCCAACTCATAATGTCAGTAAGATTAGTGTTAGCCATTGTCAGCAACGCATAAGCCACAGCCTCACGATTAGCCTCTAATGTTGCAGAACGTTCTAGTGTTTTCTGGATTGTACGCACACCACCATAGTTTTTCAGGGATGGAATACGCTTAATCTTTCTTGTATCTTCTTTATCAGCCATTGATTACCTCTATATTTACAACACATGCGCCATTAGGACAGGCATCACCACGAATAATACGCAAATCATCTACTTGACTGTCATCATCATACACACCAGCATTCATGAGAGCATCGAGGATAGCTTTGAGCAGATTGTCAATATCAAAAATCCTACGACTGCGAGGGCGAATAACAATGTCCATACGAATGCGAGCATCGCCAAGTTTAGGAATTGCATTATTAATAACATATTCCTGAACAGCATGTTTAAATTCCACACCAGATTTCGATAGAAAACGTCGTTTGCCATTGGCTCTCCAGTATGTATTAACGCTTGGTGGATATGGTAAGGTCAGTATCATGCTTTTAATGCGTTTAAACGTGAATTAATGTCAGCATTATTGTACTCTTTTAAGTAAGACTTTAATGCGTTATTAATAATATGCGCCCTAGGCATCTCTTTATCCTTAGATGCAGCATCCAACAAAGCCCTAGTCTTTGGTGTCAGGCGCACAAGGAAGTTACTATAATCACTAGCAGCCATAATCTGAATCCCCTAAATCATCTTTATCAAACATCTTGTCTACAACATACTCTATTAAGAGCCATACGCCTATTCCTATTGCAGCAATAAGCAACATACCAGCAAATACTTTCATAATGTCAATCTTTCTATATCTAACATATATCTTAGTATATCATAATAAATTACTTGCACAATATATATTTTAGGAGTAGAGTATTTCTAACGGGGCCATTACCCAGCCCTTGCAAATGTAGCTTCGACAGATGCAGATAAACGTATCGAACCGCAGGGTACTCCTTAAACGTCAGCCAGTAGACATGGTGACTATAAATATCGGGGCCGTGAGCTGTGGGTTCTCATAAGAGAATAGATTAGATAAACGAGAGAAGCGCACCCATTGGGTGTTTATAACTGAATACTTATTTTATTCGGGTTAGGTTCTATTACACTTTCCAAACGCAAGCACACACAGAACGACGCTGTTGCAGAGCAGTAGCAAGCAATCCTAAAAAAGCAGCGAAAAATTGAGACATACACCCCTACCGCTATGCGACGGGGCGGGGGGGCATATGGTGCCTTTCTCCCACGCGCATTAGCGAAGGACGCAACCGAACCCCCATCAAATGTTTTACTGATTAACAGACACCCCCTCGAATGCTTCGAGCAATTCCACACGCGATACGCCCCGTGATACTAACTGTTCAAGGCGTAGTAAGTCAGCGTCAGATTTGAGAGAGTGACTAACAGCTAGTAGCGCATCATCATAACTTATGGCTGATTCATTAACCCCGTATGGTTTACTTGATTGTTTAAGTGTTTGTTTACGTTTGACTGTCATTTGATACCCTTCATTAATCACTTCGTTACAGTTACTTATACTTATTGCATCAACAGCGCTGATATTTGCATCGAAGATAATACGCCTTAAAGCGCCCCTCATACCTTTATATCCAGCTCTCACTATTTCAACATAACCCTTAGCTACTAATCGCTTGATTGATTTGCTAATCATTGCCCTTGATACATTCCTATATGCTGCAAGTGTTGATTGTGCAACATAAGAATAGCCATTAGGGCTTGAGTAACTAGCTAGAATAGCCAGCATTCTAAAATCGCCTAAAGATAATGATTTATCTAAGCATGCCCTGATTGGTATCACACAGAATTTGCGCGCATCTTCGCGTTTCTCTTTAATGACTACTTGAGGGCGTTTCGGTATTTGATAAGATTTATTTATCATTCTGTCATTGTACCATTTAAAAATACAATCAATTAAACACTTGACTAGCCCTTTTTTGTTATCTAATATGCACCCATGCGCTAACGCATAACACGATAAAGGACACGATACTATGCTAGATACATATCAATCAATCAGCACTTTAGGCAATGCTTTAATACTTGCCGCATTAGCAATATTTATTTACATGATTTTTACACGATAAAAGGATACGATAAAATGGTTATTATTAAAACTAAAGTATTATCGCCAACAAACACACGCGGCACTCGCATTAAAGCCTCAGCAAATGGCTTTGAAGTAACTATTTCTTATCCGTATCAGGAAAGTTACGAAATGGCACATTATGAGGCCGTAAAGGCACTTATTGAAAAACACAACCTTGACTGGGATATTGATAATATGGGTTATGGTTCAGACAATGAGGGTTATTATTTCACATTTAGTTCATCAGTTATTGAAAAGGCGGCCTAATCATGGATAACAATTTTTGGTTTAAAGACTATTTTGTAATGTTTGAGCGCCAACATAACGGCTCAGTGCGAGTTGTGGCCTCTAATGACTATGATGTTATTCGCGAAGTTTTTTATGATTACCCAATGAGCTACATTATCAAAAAGATTAAAAGCCATATCCGTTACAGATTAACTCAATTTTCATAAAGCTATTTTCAAGCCTTTGTTATGCGAGGGCTTGAGGGCTAGCTTTAGCCAATACGATAAATTAAACGATGAAAGGTTTTTATCATGGGTAGATATTACAACGGAGATATTGAAGGCAAATTTTGGTTTGGTGTTCAATCAAGCGATGATGCAACTCATTTCGGGGCAATAGAACAAGAACCAGCATATATTGATTATTACGTTGACAATCTTGAAGATGTCGAGGCTGGTCTATGTGAAGCAAGGGCAGAACTCGGGCAAGATGAGCAAAGGCTTAATGCTTTTTTTGATACTCGAGATTCATACAATGACGGAATGATAATCAAATACTACAAAGAAACTTATCAAATTGATTTAACAGAACGAGAGCTATATCAGAAACTAGAGCTATTGGCTCGCATAGAACTCGGGGAGAAAATATACAAAGTAGTAAAAGAGCAAGGCTCATGTTCTTTTAGTGCAGAAGTATAGAAGATTAACAGATTAGCCCCTTGACTGGGGCTTTTTTGTGCCTATTCGTTGCGTAGAGGGCTTTATTTCGCATTATCTTTTTTAATTGATAGTCATGCTTAGGCTAATAATTAAACTCGTTAAATAAGCCCATTAGAATTGCTTAGTTTTTAATCAGTTTAATTTATTGCTGAAACCTATACCCAAAGTTTATAAATTGCACGAAATGTAAACTATATTTGACATTTAAAATGTATGTGAAGGGGCGCGGAAATTATTTTAACGCATTACATTTAACGTTAGCCATTCTTTTTTTCTTTTTGACTAGCCTTAACCAATTCAGCAGCTTTCAATTTAGCCCCCTCAACATTTTCGAACTTGCCTATCCACCTCGAAGGTAGCTCCCACAGAATATATGTAGGCGAAGGGCCATCGAAAACTTTTGAGATTGCATAGCCTTTCATTCTGATAACTTTATCAACATCGCCTGCTTTATATTTGAAGTTGACTATTGCATACTTACCCCAGCTATGCCATTGCATTGTGACGTAGCACCTTCATCAAATCATATCTGTTAGTCACTTGGTACTTACGAAAGATATTAGTCAAGTGATGTTTAACCACACGTTCCGTAATACCAAGCTCTCGCGCCAGTACCTTGTTGCGTCGTAACCCTTTACGGAATACTTCTAGCACTTGCTGTTCTCTAATCGTTAAGTAATTCATGCTTTAATTCCCAATGCTTCTTTAGCAAACTTAATGCCCATATCAAACTTATACAAGCCTTTGTCTGCTTCTTTCAGTATATCCTTTGCCCACTTCTTGTGGTCTGTCTTTGGCTTTAGCTTGGCTATCTCTTTCTCTAGCCTGTCTTTATTCTGTTGCACTTGCTCTGGTGTATGTGCAGGCTTTGGCAATGCTACATCGAAGGCCCTAGCCTCTTGTGCCTTGCATAGTTCTATCACATCGGCTGGTGTTGGTAGCTTCTTATTGCTATCGACCCACTTGTCTAGTGACTTGCTCACCATTTGAAACTCAAAGCGCTTTAACTTACTAAACCATATACGCAATGTGTCTTTATCAAAGTCAGGCTTTTGGTATAGCGTTGTCAGTGCAGCCATCATGCGAGCAAATTGTACTTTGTCTAAGTCAGTCATTAGAATGGCTCCTCTACTGTAGGCGCTTCATCTTTCCAGCGACCTTGATTAAGATACGTTGCAGGCATAGGGATATACTTGCCATTGTCTTTAGTCCAGTCTTTAGATTGTGTCTGCCAACTTAATGCAAACATTACATCATCTAGTCTAGGCTTCTTCTTTTTCCATGATGCTAGTGCTAAGTCCTTGCCTACTTTTTTTGGATAGACTTTCCAGAACTCTGCAAAAGAATCTGTCTCTGTCTCTCTCTTTGTCTCTGTCTCTGTCTCTGTCTCTGGTGCATCAAGTTGATATCGTGTTGATATCATCGTGATATCATCTTGTATCAGCCAATGAGAAAGTTTGGTAATGTATTGATTCAATTGCTTTTCTGTAATGCGTAGTCTAAAAGCAAGCTGCTGACTGTCAGGAAGTGAGCCATCTTGGTTGTCACTTGCAACTAGCCAAAGCATTGTGAGTATTTTTGCTGATTCACCATCCAATGAATGCCAGTTAATATCGTCTAGCAATTCACGATATAATTTAATCCATGGTGGTCTGCGGTCTTTGAAATGCTGAAACTGTTTCCAGTTTTTAATATAGATAGTCATATAAACTCCATCTCGTTTACCATCAAAGAAAGTTGGGCAGGATGTTGATGGGTACATCTTTTCGGTCTGCATAACCTAGCCCTCAGTCATATTATTATATTGCAATCTAGTTTACGATAAACAATTCTTATTAAACTTGACAGATTGATAAAAATAAATCATTATGCAGATAGCTGGTAGATATATATTATTCGAATCGTAGCGACTTGCTACTAACTATGAGGAAACGATGATGGCTATACAAGACGGCACACTAGAGACCTTTGAAGTATTCGGTATTGAACTAGATGTCATATACGAATGCGATATTGAGGTAGACCCATACGGAACAGGCGACAGCCCTACCACATACTCAGTCACAATCCATTGCGTAGAGACTACAGACAGCACCATTAACATTGAGGAGCTGCTATCTAAACGTGTTATGGATGCTATTGAAGATGAGATTATTGCATTGGAAGGCTCAATGCTATGACCAAATTAAATAGGACGGAGATGGAGTTTATATTAGCTCTTATCCTTGTGCTTGCATTTTTAATATGGATGGCTAAAGGTTTCTTTGAATCAGTCAATCAACCACCAG